GCGGGTGAGTGTTGCGGAACAACCGGAACAAGTCCGCGCTGTTGCGAAACAGGTTGCGGACGCTCAGACAGCCCTGGCCGCCCTGCCGGTCCAGCAGCAGTACATGGCCGTCAGCCTGGCCGAGCGTTTGCGCAACATCAGCCAGAGCCTGGCCAGCGCGGCAGAACTGGGCAGCGCCACGGCACACCGGCTGCATGCGCTGGCTAACAGTGAGGTGGCCAAGGTGGACGACGCCGAACCTATGGCATCGCTCGACAGCCTGCGAAACGTCGGCGTGCTGACCAAGCTCGCCAACGAGTCCAGCCACATCGCGCTGACCCTGCTGGCGGCGAACAAGGACCGCGTGAAAGCCATGGACGACCCCGGAGAGCAGGCGCTGAGCCTGGCCGTCTCTTTCGCAGCCCCAACAACCACGAGGAACACCACCGATGCGTGACGACACCCAGGCAGCAGTACATGCCGCCGCGCTGGATGACCTGCTGGCCCGCTGGCACACATGGCAGGCCGATTACACGCCTGTCAGGGGGCACAAGGGCCGCGCGCTGGTCTGCGGCGACTACAACGCCGGGCGGCACTACGACGCGGACAACGGCGTGGAGGATGACGCCATCGAGCGGCGCACCATGCAGGCGGTCGACTACCACGTTGCCACCCTGCCCGATCAGGAGCGCATCGCCATCTGCATGGAGGCGCGCAACCTGGCCAGCGGCTGCGCGCTGTGGCGCTCGCCACGCCTGCCGGCCGACCCGGCGCAGCGCGCTGTGATCGTGGCGACCGCCCGCGCGTTGCTCACATGCAAGCTGTTGCAGGCCGGCGTGATGTAGGGGCATAATCCTTCCGTCGCCCCCGGCGTGGGCGAAAGAAACACGCCAAAGAAGCCCGCCAGGCGCAAGCCGCGCGGGCTTCGTCGTTTCCGCGATGCCTGAGCAGCAAGTAACCCTCCCGGCGGCCCTTCAGCCGCTGTTCGCTCCGGCCCGGTACAAGTTCGTGCGCGGTGGTCGGGGCTCTGGCAAGTCCTGGGGCGTCTCCCGCGCGCTGCTCGTGCAAGCCGCCAGCACCCCGCACCGCGTGCTGTGCGCGCGGGAGGTGCAGGTGAGCATCAAGCAATCGGTCTACCAACTGTTGTGCGACCAGATCGAGGCGCTTGGCCTGGGGGCGTTCTTCGAGGTCATGGCCAAAGAGATCCGGGGCCGCAACGGCTCGACGTTCTCGTTCCGCGGCTTGTCCGACCTGACGGCCGACAGCATCAAGTCCTTCGAGGGCTGCACCCGCGTGTGGCTGGAGGAGGCGCAGACGATCAGCGCCCGCTCATGGCACATCCTGGCGCCGACCATCCGCGCGCCCGGCTCTGAGATCTGGGCGACCTACAACCCAGAGCTGGAGACCGACGAGACGCACCAGCGCGCCGTCGTGCGCCCGCACCCGGATACGATCAGCCTCATCTGCAACTGGCGCGACAACCCGTGGTTCCCGCCCGAGCTGGAGAGCGAGCGCCTGCACGCCCTGGCGACGATGCAGGCCGAGGAGTATCAGCATGTGTGGGGCGGCCAGTGCCGGCCCGCCGTCGAGGGCGCCATCTACGCGGGTGAGATCGCCAAGGTGGAGGCGGAGGGGCGCATCACGCGCGTGCCGCACGATGAGCTGCTCAAGACGCACGCCGTGTGGGATCTTGGGTGGAATGACGCGATGTCCATTATCTGCGTGCAGCGCGCCGCGTCTGAGCTGCGGGTAATCGACTACATCGAGGATAGCCACCGCACGCTGCCCGACTACGTGCGCGAGCTGCAGGCCAAGCCCTACAACTGGGGTAACGACTACCTGCCACACGACGGCTACGCCAAGCGCCACCAGACAGGCAAGGCGGACAACGAGGTGATGGAGTCGCTGGGCCGCTCGCCGCTCATGACGCCGAACACCGAGGTAGAACAGGGCATACGCACCGCGCGCCTCGTTTTCCCGCGCGTGTGGTTCAACGACACGCCGGCTGTGCGCCGGCTGCTGGAGTGCCTCAAGCGATACCGGCGCAACGTCAGCAACAGCACCGGGGAGCCAGGCGCGCCGAGACACGACGAGTTCAGCCACGGCGCCGACGCATTCCGCTACTTGGCGCTCGTGGCCGACGAACTGACCAACACCGTGCGCAGCAGCGCACCCCGCCGGACTGCGCGCGAGATCGCCGCAGCCGGTGCAACCGCCTGGATGGGCTGATGGACACAGGACCCCGCACCTCCGGCCACGCCGCGTGCCGCGTGCGTCAGACCAATGCCGTTCCGGCCAGCATGCGCGCGGGCATCCGCGAGGTGTGCAGCGTCGAGGTGCCTGCCGAGCACCAGGGCCAGGGCCACGCCACTGCGCTGCTGCACAAGGTGTGCAGCGAGGCTGACAAGGCCGGCATCGTGCTGGTGCTGTGGCCGCAGCCCTGGGGCGACAACATCGCGCTGAGCCGGGAGCAGCTGGTCGACTGGTACGCGCGCCGCTTCGGCTTTCAGGCCATCCAGCCAGAGCCGCTGCTCATGGCGCGCATGCCGGGCGCCACGCCGCGCCTGCTGCGCCTGAATCCGACCATTGAGGCCTTGCACGCATGAGAACGCTTACTCACGGGGAGATCATCCCGGTCGGCATATCGCGGCTGCCATGGAACATGGGAATAGCGGTTCGCGTTCCATGCTGGGTTTGGTACTCGACGCGCTATGACGTAATGCGCGCCGAGTATGTTCGCGGTTGGCATGTTTGGTGGGCTGTGATTAGGGTTGCAGTCGGGCGCACAGACCTTGGGGTTCAGGGGGTAAAATGAGCGAGCGCGACGACAAGCCGGCGAAGGCGACCGACGACGCAGCCGTGATCGCCGAGTGCATCCACCGCATGTACATCAGCGTGACGGCGGACAGCGAGAACCGCGCCCAGGCGATGGATGACCTGCGCTTCAAGTCGGGCGAGCAGTGGGATCCGGCCGTGAAGGCGCAGCGCGTGCGCGACCAGCGCCCGTGCCTGACGATGAACAAGCTGCCGACGTTCGTGCATCAAGTGACGAACTCGCAGCGCCAGGCCGTGCCGAGCATCAACGTGCATCCGGTGGCTGACGGCGACAAGGAGGGCGCGGAGATCCGACAGGGCGTCATCCGGCACATCGAGTACGCCAGCAATGCCAGCGTCTGCTACGACACCTCCGTGAACAGCGCAGCAGAGATCGGATTCGGCTACTTCCGCCTCGTTACCGACTACTGCCGGCCCGACAGCTTCGACCAGGAAATCAGGTTCGCGCGCATCCGCAACCCGTTCACGGTCTACATGGACCCGGCGCACGTCAACCCGGATGGGTCGGATCAGCAGTGGTGCGTGTTGTCCGTCAAGGTGCCAAAGGCAGATTTCGCGCTGGAGTACCCGGACGCCGACCCGGCCGACCTCAACGCCATCCGCGCCATGGGCGACGCGGCGCACGACTGGGCCGACGAGGACACGGTGCGCCTGGCCGAGTACTACCGGATCAACAAGGCGCCGGCCAAGGTCGTGCTGCTGAGCAACGGGGAGAGTGGCTACAAGGACGACCTGCTGGAGTTGCCGCCCGGCGTGACCATCAAGCAGGAGCGCGACGGATACAGGCAAACGGTGCAGTGGTTCAAGCTGACCGCGACGCAGGTGCTCGACCGCGCCGACATCCCGTGTCGCTGGATTCCGGTCTTCCCGGTCTACGGCGACGAGACCGACATCGACGGCAAGGTGTTCCGCTCGGGCCTGATCCGCAACGCCAAAGACCCGGCGCGCATGTACAACTTCTGGATGACGGCGGCGACCGAGGAGGTCGCGCTGCGCCCGAAGACCCCGTATATCGGCGCGGAAGGTCAGTTCGAGGGCCACGAGTCGGAGTGGGCTGCAGCGAACACCAGCAGCTTCCCGTTTTTGGAATACAAGCCCAAGAGCCTGGGCGGCATGCTCGCCCCGCCGCCGCAGCGCCAGCCCATGGCGGATCTGCCGTCCGGGGTGCTGGCCATGGCGATGCACGCCAGCGACGACATCAAGGCCACGACGGGCATCTTCGACGCCAGCCTTGGGGCGCGCAGCAACGAGACCAGCGGCAAAGCCATCAACGCCCGGGACCGCCAGGGCGAGACGGCGACCTTCCACTACATCGACAACTTGCACACCACGTTGCGCCATGTCGGCCGGTGCATCCTGGACATGATGCCCAAGGTGTACGACGCCCGCCGGGTGCTGCAGATGATGGGTCGAGACGGCAAGGTGACAGGCGTCGAGGTCAACGTGCCACGCCATGGCGTGGATGAGCGCGGCCAGGCTGTGCAAGAGGTGCTCAACGACATGACGGCTGGCGAGTACACGTGCACCGTGTCTACTGGCCCGAGCTACGACACCATGCGGCAGGAGGCCGTGGACGGGATGATCCAGACGGCGCAGTTCTGGCCGAAGCTGATGGAGATCGCGGGCGACAAGGTCGTGCGCTCGACGGATTGGCCGATGAGCCAAGAGATCGCCGACCGTATCGAAAAAACCATCCGGCCCGAGCTGCGCCAGGGCGAAGACGGCAGCGACGCCGAGCAGCAGAACATGGTACAGACGCCAGATGGCCCGGTGCCAGCGGAGCAGGCCGGCCAGATGCTGTCGCAGATGCAGCACGCCGTGCAGCAGATGCAGCAGGCATTGCAGGAAGCGCAGAGCGGCGTTGACCGCGAACAGATCAAGGCGCAGGCGGCCATCGAGGTCGCGCGCATCAACGCCGAAGCCAAGGGCGACGCCGAAGAGCTGAAGGGCGTCATCGCCCTGCTGTTGGCCAAGCTGCAACCGCCCCCGCTGCTGGCCGCTGACGTGGCCGGCGACCTGGCCGAAGACAACTCTCGCCCCGGTGCTGGCCCAGCATCGGAGTACGGCGCACAGGGCGATGGCCTACCGATGGGCTCAAACACCGGGCCGGAGATCGCGCAATGAGCGTGCCTGAAGACACATTTGTTCCCGCGTCGGAGCAGGGGCAGACCCCCGAGACCAGCCAGGCGCCTGCACCCGCAGACGACAGCAAGACGCAACAGCAGGAGCCGCAGGCCAAGGATGGCCAGCAAGGCGAGGCCGAGACCGACGAACAGCGCCAGGAGCGCGACGAGCGGGGCCGCTACAAGGGCCTGCAGCCGCGCATCGACGAGCTGACCCGCAAGCGCCACGAGGCCGAGCGGGAAGCAGCCTACTGGCGCGGCGTGGCAACCCAGGGCAAGGCACCCCAATCGGCCGATCAGCACAGCGCTGCACCGGCTGCGCCCACCAAGCCGACCCCTGACCAGTTCGAGGATTACGCCTCATTCGTCGAGGCCCTGGCCGACTTCAAGGCCGACCAGAAAGTGGCCCAGGCCATGAGCCAGCAGCAGGCCGCAGCCGCGCGCCAGCAGCAGGCCAGCACATGGGAACAGCGCCAAGCCGCTGCCCGCACCGCCATGCCCGATTACGATGCCGTCGTGGGTGCGACCGATGCCCCCGTTGCGGCGCACGTTGCCGAGGCACTGGTGGAGAGCGAGCACGGCCCGGCGCTGGCCTACCACCTGGCCAAGCACCCCGAGGTGCTCGCACGCCTGAACAGCCTGCCGCAGCGCCAAGCTGATCGCGAACTGGGGCGCATCGAAGCGACCTTGTCCGCGCCGGCCGACGTGCCTGCAGACCATCCCGCCCGCACCACCCAAGCACCGAAGCCCGCAGCCGTGAACCTGTCCCAGGGGCGCAGTGTGGCCGACGAACCGTCCAAGATGAGCATTGACGACTACGTGGCGCACCGCTCCAAGGGGCCAAACAAGGCGCGCTGGGCACGGTAATCCATCAACCGGACGACACCAACACCTGACCCCGCTCCGGCGGGGTTTGTCGTTTCTGGAGCAACTGAACCATGACCAATACCGCAGTCACCTGTTCCATCGTGGCCAAGGAGGCATTGCCCATCCTGGCCAACATGCTGGGCTTCGCCTCGAACGTCAACCGCGATTTCGAGAGCGAGTTCACTTCAAACGTCTCGCGGGGCTACATGCCCGGCCAGACGATCAACATCAAGCGCCCCCCGCGCTACACCTACCGCGCCGGCCGCGTGGCGGTGCCCCAGGCCACCACCGAAACCAGCATTCCGCTGACCCTGAGCCAGGGCGGCTGTGACCTGAACTTCACCAGCCTGGAACGCACCCTGTCGTTCAACAAGCTGGAGGACAAGGTGGCCGCGGCCATGGAGCCGGTAGCGAACGAAATCGACCGCCAGGGCCTGCAACTGGCCCGCCTGTCGACGTTCAACACCATCGGCACCCCGGGCACCCTGCCGACCACGCAGGCCCTGGCGCTGGCCGCAGTGACCGGCGTGAACCAGCGCCTGGACGAGATGGGTGCGCCGCGCAAGGACAAGCGCCGGGCCTTCATCATGAACCCGGCCCTGAATGGCGCGACCGTGCAGGGCTTCGCCGGCATGTTCAACGGCCAGCAGACCCTGACCAAGCAGTTCGAGTCGGGCGTGATGGTCGACAGCCTGGGCCTGGCCTACGCGATGGATCAGAACGTGGATGTGCACACCAACGGCACCCAGGCCGTGACCGGGACCGCCGTCGCGGCCGGCCTGTCGGGATCGTCCATCGCCTGCGCCGCCCTGACTGGAACGATCACGCGCGGCACGAAGATCAGCTTCCCCGGCGTGTTCGCGGTCAACCCGCAGAGCCGCCAGAGCACCGGCACGCTGGCTCAGTTCGTGGTCACCGCCGACCTTCTGGCCGGCGCCACCGCGCTGCCGATCAGCCCGGCCCTGACGCCTTCCGGCGCCTTCCAGAACGTGAGCAACGCCACCACGGCCGCGAACTTCACGATTTTCGGCACCGCCTCTGGCGCCTACAACGCCAACGTCGCCTACCACAAGGACGCCTTCACCCTGGCCATGGTGCCGCTGTGGGCACCCCCTGGCGGCAAGGGCGTCATCGACGTGGCGCAGGAGACGTACAAGGGCTTCACCATCAAGGTGACGGAGTTCTACGACGGCATCAATGATAATAGTATAATGCGCCTCGACGTTCTGTTTGGGTGGGCCGCCTGTTACCCGGAATTGGCCTGCCTGTACGCGACCTAAGCAGCTGGCCGGGTGATGCGTTCATTTCCTGCTTGCGGGGTGCAGCCGGGCCTTGGCTTCGGCGTAAGCCGCAGCAGCCTCCTCGATATCCTTGTAGTACCCGAGGTGGATCTGTTTCCTGTCGCAGGTGATCTGAACGCGCCACCTGTTCGTTTTCGCAAACCAGAACAGGCCCGGGCGACCGGACTTGTTCCTGCGGGTCGCTCCAGCGGGGTTCTGCTTGTTGACGATCCCGCCGACGCAAAGCCTGAGATTGGCGATTCTGTTGTCGAGTCGGTCGCAGTTGATGTGATCGATTTCGGCGGCAGGCCACTCGCCATGCACGTACAGCCACGCCAGACGGTGCGCCTTGTGCATTCGGTAGTCAATGCCGATTCTCCAGTAACCGTCCCTGTCTTTGCCTCCCGGTGTGGAGTTTCTCCCGGAGCCAGTCGAGTTCCAGCGGAAAACGCCAGTATCCGGGGCGTAAGACAAAACTTCGCGCAGTCGTTCGGCAGTCAGCATAATGGCCTCGTGTTCTGTGACGGCCTTAGTATAACGGTATATCGGATTGGAGTTCCATCATGATCCTTCTCGGCAAGTCCTACGCCGGCTATGCAGCCGGAACCATCGTCCAACTCGCCACCCAGGAAGAAGCCGCACTCGTGGCCCAGGGCCTGGCCAGCACGAGCGCCGGCCCGGTCACGCCCGGCGCCGTCACCACGACCAAGACCATGGGCCGCGTCGGCATCGCTGCCGCCGGCACGTCGGTGGTTGTCACCAATGCCGCGTTCACCACGGAAAGCCGCTTCCTGGCCTACCTGAGCAACGCGGCGGCCGACGCCACGGCCACCAGCATCACGCGCATCACGCCGGCTGCTGGCTCGGTGACATTCACCCTGAACGCCGCCGCGACTGCCGCTGTCGCCATCGACTGGGTGCTGCTCACCGTCTCGGGCGAACTGCCGCCGAACTGATGAACCCGGGCGGTGCAGGCACAGCGCCGGCCGCCCACACGATCAGACCCATGGACTTCCCCCACTGGTTCCAGCCCAGGCGCGACGTCGGCGCCATCCTCGTGACCTCACAGGCCGAGCTTGACGCCCTGATTGCCTCGGGCTGGCCTGACGTGCAGTGCCCAGACCCGACCGCGCCGCTGGCTGTTGCGCCCGTGGCAGAGCCCACCAAACGCCGCCGCGCCGCATCCGCAGAAAGCTGACCCATGCCGAACATCACGTGCACCATCACCCGCGCAGGGCGGACGGATTCCTACGGCACACCGCTGACGGCCGGGCAGGCGCTGACAGCGCCGCTCGACTTCGTGCGCTCGCTGGTGTCGGCCGGGTTCGCGTCTGTGGCTGACCCGTCGCTGCTGTTTGACGGCGGGTATGGTGGGGATGCGACGTCGCCAGCAGACACGGGCATCACCGCTACTCAGGTGGCGGCGGCATCTGAAGTGGCAAAACTGCCGACGACCCCGGGCACTGCGGGCGCGCTTGTCGGCGGCAGCTACACAGGCGGCGCAACGCCATGGACTCGACTTGCCGGACCGAATGAATTGCGCACCGGCAACTGGTCGCCGTCGCCCGAACTGACCACGCCGAGCGTGGCATGGGCCTACACCACTGCCGCCAGCGCTGCAAACGGCGCGTCGATGTGGCGCCGCGAAGGCGGGTCGATCCGCATCGACGGCTCAGTCGTCGTCGGCAACACAGGCAACCCAAATTTTGCGCAACTGCGCAGCTTCGCGGCCAGCCAGATTGCAGGCGCCGCAACGGTCGGTACCACGTTTGCGCTGCTGGTCTACTGCCACCGGCTCGGCGGCAATGCCAAGATCGTCCTGCGCATGGGCTCCAGCTCCTCCAACTACATCACCTACACCTGGGCGCAGTTGGCCGGCATGCTGGTCGAGGGATGGAATGTCCTGCTGGCGTCAACCTCCGAACCTATCAGCACAGGAGGGGCTGTCGGCGGTCAGCAGGATTACCAAACGGGGGGCGTCACCAAAAATGGCTGGCAGGTCGGCGCCGGAACGTATGCATTTGGCACAGATGTGGGATACATGGCCATCGAAATGCAGGGCATCGTGGCCAACACGACGCACTGGATCGAGGGCCTCTACATCGGCGGCCGAGACAAGGCGCGGCTGACCATCGGGTTCGACATCCAAGGCAGCGGCCTGGACGGCGCCGTCTCGATCATGCGCAAGTACGGCCTGGTCGGGTACGCCGCCACGCCAACCGGCAACGGCACCCCGGCCAATCCACAATACCTCTGGAGTGCCGCCGACGTGGCCCGCCTGCAATCTCTGTACAGCTCAGGATGGGAGGTGGTGGGCCACTCAGTCAGCCATAACTCGTTCGGCACGATTGTTGATGATGGTGTGCTGGCGATGGAGTACGAAAGCTGCCGCGAGCAGATCCGAGCCATCGGCTGCTACTCCGGCGCCGACCTCTACACCTCCCCCAACAACAGCTACAGCAATCGCACGGTCGCAGTGGGCGCGCGTGCTGGCATCAAGTGGATGCGCCACGGGATCAACGCCCCCATGCTCCAGTCGCGCGGAGTGTGTGGGCTCGCAAACCCGCTGGTGCAGGGCTCAACCACGATTGCCAACGGGGATGGCCAGGTCAGCCAGGCAGCCGAAATTGCTCGACGGCTCGGCTACATCGACCTGCTTATCCTGTACGGCGCAGCCGGGCACATCTACTCCCATGCCATCGTGGCAGGCGCCAGCACGTCCAACGATACCAACGTGGACGTTTTCGACGGCGTCATGGCGGGCATTGCCGCCCGCGTTTCCGCCGGCCTGTTGGATGTCGTGCTGCCGTCGACTTTCCTGCGCGAGGGCAACACCCCAAATATCGACACCATCCTGGCGCCGCCGAACCGGCTGCCGATCACTGCCGGCGCCTCTCCCTACGACCTCATCAACACGGGTTACCGACCGCTGCGATTTGCCATCAGCGGCGGCGCCGTAACCAGCATTGCCTACAGCCGCGACGCCACGAATTTCGACGCCACGGGCGCTACCGCAGGCCAGTTTGATGTCGCCCCTGGCGACCGTCTTCGCATTACGCACACCGTTGCACCCACCATCGTGCAGTACAGCATCTGAGGCAAATCATGAAATTCTCCGACCTGAAATTCGACAACCTGGGCTGCTGCGACGAGCACGGGGCATGGGCCGTGGTGCAGCACGAAAACGGCCTGCGCACCGAAGTACACAAGACCGACGACGACGGCACCTATCGCGTGGTGACGTTCTGCGGCCAGGTGCTGGCCATCGGGGCGCTGGACACGTCGGACAAGGGCGCCATCGAAGACCGCATTGCATTGGATGCCGGGGCGTCCTGACCCGCACCCCATAGCGCCACCCAGCCTCCCACCACTCACTGACTCGCCATGCCAAACCCTACCACCGCAATCGACCTCATCACCCGGTCGATGAAGCTGGCCAAGCTCATCAGCGGGACCGAGACGCCCACGGCTGACGAGGCGAGCGATGCCCTGGCAACGCTGAATGACGTGCTGGAGAACTGGGACACGCAGCCCCTGGCGCTGTGGGGCACGACCAACTTCACCGGCTCGCTTGCGGGCGGTCAGGCCTCGTACACCATCGGCCCGGGCGGCGACCTGAACACCACGCGGCCGAGCCAGATAAACGGCGCGTTCGTGCAGTTCAACGGCGTGGACTTCCCGGTCGAGCCCATCGGCCAGCTTGAGTTCAACGTCATCAGCCTGAAGTCGTACCAGCAGCCCATACCGCAGTCGCTGCTCTACGTCAACGACTTCCCTTTGGGCCGCGTCACGGTGTGGCCTGTGCCCACGGTGGCGATCCCCATCACGCTGACCTTTGACCGCGTGCTGACGCAGATCAGCAGCTTGGCGGCGGCCATCAACTACCCGCCCGGCGCGGCCCTGGCGCTGCGGTACGAACTGGCCAAGCAGTTGGCGGTTGAGTTCGGCGCGCCGCTGGACCCGCAGCTTGTGCAGATGGCGGCCGACTACCGAGCCGACTACAAGCGCGCGAACAAGACGCCCTTCAAGGCCAGCTACGACATGGCGCTCGTCGGCGTCTACGGCACGGGCAACTGGCGCACGGGCGGCTGATGGGCGCGAACTCGTTCCCATTCGTCGGCGGCAGCTACACCGCCCGGTCGCGCACGTTCGACGCGCAACGCACGCTGAACCTGTACCCCGAGGTATCAGGCAGCGGCACGAGCCGCAGCGTGTCGGCCCTGTACGGCACGCCGGGCCTCGCGCTGTGGGCGTCGTTGGTCGGCGGCCCGGTGCGCGGCCTGCTGCGCTTCACACAGGCCCAGGCCGTGGCCGTGGTAGGTTCTACGATCTACACGCTGACCACGGCCGGCGTCGGCGTGGCCATCGGCAGCATCTCCGCCGGCACCGCGCCGGTGAGCATGGCCAGTAATGGTGGCGTCGTGATGCTGGCGGCCGGCGCGGCGGGCTACTTCATCGACCCGGCGGCCGGCACCGTCACGCAGATCACCGACCCGGACTTCGTGGGCGCCGGCCGGGTCGACTACATCGACGGCTATTTCGTCTGGACGACGCCAGGCACGGGCCGCTTCCAGATCAGCCAGCTTCTGGGCACCGGCATCGACGGCCTGGACTTCGCCACCGCCGAGGGCGCGCCGGACAACCTGCTGTCGCTGGTCGTCGATCACCGCGAGCTGTGGCTGTTTGGCGAGACCAGCACCGAGGTGTGGTTCAACAGCGGAAACATCGACTTTCCCTTCGAACGCATCCAAGGCGCGTTCATGGAGATTGGCTGCGCCGCCGCGACGTCGGTCGCCAAGCTCGACAACACCGTGTTTTGGCTCGGCGCCGACGACCGGGGTCAGGGGATGGTGATGCGCGCCCAGGGCTACCAGCCGCAGCGGGTGAGCACGCACGCGGTGGAGTACGCCATCGGCCAGATGAGCGTCATCAGCGACGCCGTGGCCTACACCTACCAGCAGGAGGGGCACAGCTTCTACGTGCTCAACTTCCCCACGGCCGGGCAGACCTGGGTCTACGACGCCAGCACCGACCAATGGCACGAGCGCGCATGGCGCGACCCGCTGCTGGGCACGCTGGGCCGGCACCGCGCACAGGTACACATGGCGTTCGCGGGAGAGAACATCGTCGGCGACTGGGAGACGGGCAACCTGTACCGGCTCGACCTCGACACCTACAGCGACAACGGCGCGCCCATCGTGCGCACCCGGCGCTGTGCGCACATCGCGTCCGGCGGCGGCTGGCAGTTCTTCAGTTCGCTGCAGCTCATCATGGAGACCGGCGTCGGCCTCGCATCCGGCCAGGGCTCAGACCCACAGGCGATGCTGCGCTGGTCGGATGACGGCGGATTAACGTGGTCATCCGAGGCCTGGGTGAGCATGGGCCGGATGGGCGAGTACAAGCGCCGCGCGCTGTGGCGCCGGCTGGGCAAGGGCCGCGACCGGGTGTTTGAGGTGACCATCACCGACCCGGTGAAGGCGGTCATCGTCGATGCGGTGCTGCAGGTGGAGGCCGGCCGATGAGCGCCGCCCTGAAGTTCGTCCCGCCCCGCGTGGCCTTCGTCGACCCGCGAACCGGCTGCATCACGCGCGAGTGGTACTTGTTCCTTCAAGGCCTGTTCAACCGGGCCGGCGGCGTGTCGGGCGACAGCACGGATGAGCTTGCGCTTGCCGCGTTCGACGACTCGGGCACCGAAGAGCTTGAGGCGCAGCTGTTCAGCGTTGCTGATGGCCTGTGGCAGTTCCCGCCGCAGGTTGCCACTCCGGCCGACGAACAGGCGCAGCTGCTGCCGGCCTTCGAGCCGGCGCCCGTCGACATCCCCGCAACCCTGGCGCCAGCCTTCGAGCCGACCACGCCTGACCCCGATCAACTGGCCGACCTTGCCGCCCTGCGGGCCGAGGTCGACGCGCTGCGCCAAGCCGTCCAAAGCCTGCAGCAAGGCACCACCCTGTAAGGAGCGCCATCCATGGCCGTCAACGTCAGAGCCCTGATTGCAGCCAAGCAAGCCGAGGCCGTCCAAACCACGCAGTACACCGCCAGCGGTGTGCGCACCATCATCGACAAATTCACCGCGACCAACACCAGCGCGGGCGCTGTAACGCTGTCGGTTAACATCGTGACCAGCGGCGACACGGCAGGCAGCCAAAACCTGATCGTCAAGGCCAAGAGCCTGGCGGCGAGCGAGACCTACACCTTCCCCGAGATGGTCGGTCAGGTGCTGGAGCCGTCCGGGTTCATCTCGACCCTGGCAGGCGCCGCGACCTCGATCACCATCCGCGCCAGCGGCCGTGAGGTGTCGTGATGGGGTGGCTACTCGACAAGCTGGGAAAAGGCGTCAAGAACCTAGGCAATGCTGCCGGGGATCTGGTCAACAACCCGCTGAAGGCAATCAATGACGGACTGAACGATGAGGCCACGCTGACGACCCTGGCGGTGCTTGCTGGCGGTTATGGCGCCTATGAGGCAGGCGCATTTGGTGGCTCTGGCGCTGTGGCTGGCGGCAGCGCTGGCGGAGGCGCCGGGGCGTCAAGCGGTGCGTTTGTGCCGGGGTTCGACGCCTTGGGGGCCGGCGCAGAAGGTGCAGGCATCGGCGGGTCAGCTGGTGCCGTCGGAGCTTCTGGAGCGTTTGTCCCTGGCGCTGATGCCATGGGGATAGGTTCATCTGCCGCCGGCATCCCCTCGGCCGGCGGGTCGTCTCTGCTGGGTTCGGCAGGCAAATACCTGACCAGCGCGGGGGGCGCGCAGACCCTGGGCAACATCGCCGGCACGCTGTACGGCGCCAACGCCGCCGGCAACGCGGCGAAGGCCCAGGCAGACGCAGCGCGCTACGCTACCGACATCGGAAACCAGCAGTTCGCGCAGACCCGGGCCGACATGGAGCCTTGGCGGCAGTCCGGCATCGGCGCCCTGGCGCAGATCAACAAGGGCACGGCAGCCGGCGGCGACTTCAACCGCAACTTCACGGCGGCCGACTTTCAGGCCGATCCGGGCTACCAGTTCCGCATGGATCAGGGCCGGCAGGGGCTGGAGCGCAGCGCGGCCGCGCGCGGCGGCCTGCTCAACGGCGGCACGCTCAAGGCCCTGAACCGGTACGGACAGGACTACGCCAGCAACGAGTTCGGCAACGCCTACAACCGCTGGAACAACGACACCACGAGCCGGTACAACCGCTTGTCAAGCATTGCCGGCCTGGGGCAGACCACGGCAAGCCAAGTGGCCGGCTACGGTGCTCAGAACGCGGCCAACGCTGGCAACAACGCCATGCAGGCCGGCAACGCCACCGCATCGGGGTACATCGGCCGGGCCAACGCCATCCAGAACGGGCTGCAGAACCAACAGAGCATGTACACCCTGAACCGCCTGTTCCCACAGGCCCCGGGAGGCTGACCGCATGGCACTGGATACGAACATCGCCATGGGCCTGCGCCCGATGGCCGACCCCATGGAGCAGTTCGGCCGGGCCATGACGCTCAAGCAACTGGCCAGCAGTGGGCAACTACAAGATCTGCAGATTGCCCAGGCGCGCCAGCAGCAGGAGCAGGAGCGCACGCTGGCCGACCTGTACCGGGGCAACATCAACCCGGATGGTACGGTCAACCAGGGCGGGCTACTCCAAGGCGCGGCACAGCAAGGCCTGGGCGGGCGCATCCCGGCGCTGCGCAAGAGCTTCATGGAGGCCGACGAAGCGGCGGCCAAGCTGGACGAGACCAAGACCCGCACCAAGGGCCTGACGCAAGACCAGTCCATCAAGGCGCACGGGTTCGCGCTGCAGCAACTTGGCGCCGTCACCACACCGGCCCAGTTCGCGGACTGGGCGGCCGGCGCGGCGCGGACACGGATCTACGACCCGGGAGAGGCCTACATGCTCACAAACCAGGTGCTGCGCGACCCGTCGGCGCTGCCTGCGCTCAAGCAGCGGCTGATGCTCACGGGTGCCAGTGCGCTGGATCAGGTCAAGGCGACGGCGCCGCAGTCCGAGCACTTCGACACCGGCGGCGGCCTGCAACTCGGCACCAAAGACCCGCTGACAGGCCAGTTCACGCCAGGGCAGATGCTCCCGAAGACGCAGAGCCCCGACAACATCGCCACCAACGCCACCACGCAGCGCGGCCAGACCATGGCGGCCGGCACCGCAGCGGCGCGCCTGTCGTTCGACAAGGAGCAGGGGGCAAACCAGTTCATCCCGGTCGACGGCGTTGGCCTGTACGTTGGCGACAAGAGGACCGGCACGGCGCGGCCCGTCACCGACCCGCAGGGTCAGCCTGTGAAGGCTGACAAGCCGCTGACCGAGGACCAAGCCAAGGCGACAGGATGGCTCGTGCAGGCCACGAACGCTTACAAGAACATGGCCAGCGTGCTCAACGCCAACCCGAAGGCTGCCAGGCCAGGCGTGGGCGACGCCGTGGCAGCTATCCCGGGCCTGGGCGGCGTTGGCAACTACCTGCGAAGCGAAGACCGGCAGAAGTTCGCCCAGGGCGCAAGCTCGCTCAGCGAGGCGCTCTTGCGTGCCGCCACAGGCGCGGGCGTCAACCGGGATGAGGCGCTGCAGAAAGTGCAGGAACTGACGCCGGTGTGGGGCGAGCATGCGGAAACGACGCAGCAGAAGCTCGACGCCATCCCGCTGTACATCGAGACCCTGAAGGCCCGGTCCGGCAACGGCGCGAAGGTTGCGGCCCGGGTGCTGGGTGATGCGGGCGTGACGATGCCAGAGGCGCCGACCGTGGCCA